AAAAGAAGGCTTACATCATTGCTGACAACCGCCTAGCGCTTAACGCAGGTTGGGACAATGAAATGCTTACGATTGAGCTGAACGACCTGATGGCAGACGGATTTGCTTTAGAAATCCTTGGATTTGACCCAAAAGAGCTAAACGCCCTGCTTGAGCCTGAAGTGGTGGAAGGCTTGACCGATGAGGATGCCGTTCCTGAAGCCCCAGAAGAGCCAAAGACAAAGCCTGGTGATATCTATCAGCTTGGCAAACACAGATTAATGTGTGGCGATTCATGCAGTACAAATGACATGGAAAAGCTATGTGATGGACAGCTTGTTGATATGTGGCTGACCGACCCTCCATATAATGTTGCTTACGAAGGCAAAACAAAAGATGCCTTAACCATCCAAAACGACAGCATGGAAGACGATCAATTTCGTCAATTCTTGCGGGATGCTTATGTAACGGCAGATTTGGTAATGAAGCCAGGCGCTGTTTTTTATATTTGGCATGCCGATTCAGAAGGATATAACTTTAGAGGTGCTGCACAAGATGCTGGTTGGAAAGTACGCCAATGTTTGATTTGGAAGAAGTCCACTATGGTTATGGGTCGGCAAGACTATCATTGGAAACATGAGCCTTGTCTATACGGCTGGAAAGAAGGTGCAGGTCACCTTTGGGCAACAGATCGCAAGCAAACAACTATCTTGGAGTTTGATAAACCATCAAGGAATGGCGAACATCCAACAATGAAACCTGTTGCTTTGTTTGAATACCAAATGCTTAATAACACTAAGGGTGGCGATATTGTGTTGGATTCGTTTGGTGGTAGCGGAACAACACTATTGGCGGCAGAAAAGCATGGTCGTTATGCTCGAATTATGGAACTAGACCCCAAATACTGCGATGTAATCGTCAAGCGATGGGAAGATTTCACAGGTAAAAAAGCCGAATTGATTACATTTTCGGAGTTAGAAAATGCCTAAAAAGATGGGGAGACCAGCCCATAAGGTCACAGATGCCAACAAAGTGCTATGCCGAACACTATCGGCAGTTGGAATCCCGCACGAAGATATAGCCATGAAGATAGGGATTAGCGCAGACACCTTGGTTAAGCACTACAAAGAGGACTTAGACAACGGCAGGATTGATGCTAACGCCAGCATTGGGCAAACGCTATTCCAACAGGCTAAGAACGGGAACACCGCAGCGGCAATCTTCTGGTTAAAGACTCGGGCAAGGTGGAAAGAAACCCAAACCCATGAGATTACTGGTGCTGAAGGTGGGGCAATTAAAGTCCAATGGGCACAATAACCATCCCGTATGCGCCTCGGGAACACCAGTTAAAGGTGCATGAATTACTGGAAAAACAGCGATTTTCGGTCGTTGTGGCTCATAGACGCTTTGGTAAAACTGTGGCGGCTTTGAACCACATCATTAAATCGGCTATCCTGAACGAAAAGGAAAACCCTAGATATGCTTATATTGCCCCAACCTACGGACAAGCCAAGCGGGTTGCTTGGGATTACCTTCTCAAATACACAATCCCACTCGGAGCAACCCCAAACATTGCTGAACTACGGATTGACTTCTGGGGAAGGCGAATCCAACTCTACGGCTCAGACAATCCAGACAGTTTGCGAGGCCAATACTTTGATGGGTGCTGCCTAGACGAGATTGGCGACCAAAACCCCGTAATCTGGACAGATATTATCCGACCCGCCTTGTCTGACCGCATGGGGTGGTGTTTGTTTATCGGAACACCAAAGGGACACAATCACTTTAAAGACCTGAGAGACAGGGCAGAAACAGAGGATGGTTGGGGGCTTTTGGAGTTCAAGGCTAGTCAGACGGGTGTGATTGCCCAGACAGAATTAGACGCTGCCAAGTCAGAGATGGGAGAAGATAAGTATCTCCAAGAGTTTGAGTGTTCGTTTAACGCCGCCGTAGAGGGTTCTTATTACGGACAGATACTGAACGACCTAGAGACAAAGAATCACATTCAGGAAATCCCGAGGGATGACCTGTGCCGCACGATTACTGCATGGGATTTGGGTATGGGTGACTCAACGGCTATCTGGGTGGCGCAAATAGCTGGTTCAGAGATTCGTCTAGTTGACTACTACGAAAACAACGGGGTTGGTCTGGATAAATATGTTTCTTGGTTACGGGATAACAATTGGGCGAGTGCCGAGCATATCCTGCCCCATGATGTGCAGGTCAGGGAATTAGGGTCTGGAAAGAGCCGTTTAGAGGTTCTTCAGGAAGCAGGGCTAAATGTCCGTATCGCCTCAAGAATGAGTGTAGATGATGGGATTCAGGCTGTTCGCCGCCTTCTACCGAGGTGTTGGTTCAATGTGCCTGCTGTGAAACAAGGGCTTGACTGCCTGAGAAACTACCGCCGTGAGTATGACGAAAAGAGAAAAGTCTTTTATGACCGACCTTTACACGATTGGTCAAGCCACGGCTCTGATGCTTTCCGCTATCTTGCGATTGGACTCGATGAGGGTTCTTCATGGGGTAAATCTATCAACCAACCACCGAAATGGGTAATCTGATGTATTTCTTAAAACAAGGCGATATTGCTGACGCAAAGAAAATAGCCCGAATGGAGCAAACCATTCTTGAGCTTGAAAAGCGGATTGAAATGCTTGAAAATGTGGCGAAACCGCTACAATCGGAGCAACGCCCACGGATGGGCAGACCGCCAAAGGTTAAAGATGAGCCAAGACAAACTGAAGTCGATAATCGAATCGGAGATTGATAATTCGATTGGTTTTCTAGAGACTGAGACAACTCAGCAACGCACAGACGCACTATCTTTCTATTTACGACAACCACTTGGCAACGAAGTTGAAGGTAAATCCTCAATCGTTACTGGCGAAGTGGCTGAAGCCGTAGATGGTGCGCTTCCCCCATTAGTCCGAATCTTCTCGTCAAGCGATGAGGTGGTTCGTTTCGACCCTCGTGGCCCACAAGATGAAGCTGGAGCCAAGCAAGCGACTGAATACTGTAATTGGGTGTTCATGCGTGATAACGCTGGCCTCATCATCATGCACGATTGGTTTAAAGACGCTCTCTTACAAAAGGTTGGCGTGGTTAAAGCCTATTGGGAAGATAAAGAAGATGTGACCAAAGAGAAATATCGTGACTTGTCTGATGACGAGTTAGCGATGTTGCTTTCTGATGAGACTATGGAAGTGGTCGAAAAAGAAGTGGTAGAGAATCCAGTTCTTGACCCTGCTGGCAATCCTGTCCTTGACCCGATGGGTCAGCCTGTGATGTATTCATCAAACAGCGTCACAGTCCAGAAAAAGAAGAAATCAGGCCATGTGGTTGTTGAGAATGTGCCGCCTGAAGAATTCCTCATCTCCAAGAGAGCTAAGAAAAGCCCAAAGGATGCGCCTTTCGTTGCTCACCGCCGTTTGATTACTCGTAGCGACCTAATCGCAATGGGCTTTGATAAAGACATTGTGGATGGGTTACAGGCTTCTAGTGCGCTGACTTACTCACCTGAGTACTTAGCCCGTGTTGCGCCTGGCGAGAATCCTGACGATGGAATCTCTGTTGATGAGTCAATGGAGACAATCGAGGTTTTTGAGTGTTATGTCACAGCCGATATTGATGGTGATGGCATCGCTGAACTGCGTCAAGTTTTTTATGCTTCAAACGAGATTTTGAGCGATGAGGAAACTGACTACATTCCTTTCCACTCACTCTGCCCGATTCCTACTCCACACAAGTTCTTTGGCGAATCTCTTGCTGACAGAACGATGGATTTGCAGTTAATCAAGACAACTATCACTCGACAGATTCTTGACAACCTGTATCTGACGAATAACGCCCGTGTGACCGCTGTTGACGGACAAGTTAACTTAGATGACCTGTTAACTGCCACCGCTGGCGGTGTGGTTCGGATTAAGTCTCAAGGCGCTGTTCAGCAATTAGCTGTTCAACCCGTGGCTGCTCAAGCCTTCCCGATGCTTCAATATTTGGATTCAATCCAACAGAAGCGCACAGGTGTTACAGAGGCTTCCCAAGGTCTTGACCCGTCTATTCTCCAGAATGTGACCGCCGCCGCTGTTGCGTCTATGCAACAGTCTGCCGCTGGCAAGATTGAGATGATTGCACGAATCTTTGCTGAAACTGGCGTTAAGTCGCTGTTCCAAGGCATTCTCCATCTTCTCTGTAAGTACCAAGACAAACCTCGTATCGTTCGGATGCGTGGTCAATATGTCCAGTTTGACCCTCGTGAGTGGTCGAATCAGTACGATGTTGATATAAATGTCGGCCTCGGTGCTGGTAACCGCCAAGAGCAAATGGCTATGCTGAACATGGTTCTTGCCAAACAAGAGCAAGTGCTTCAGACAATGGGGCCAGCTAATCCTCTGGTTTCGATGGGTCAATACCGCAATACTCTTGGTCGGATGGTGGAAGCCGCAGGATTTAAGGATTCTGCCGAGTTCTATAAATCCATCACTCCAGAACTTGACCAACAACTTTCTAACCCACCGCCACAACAGCCACAAATGCCGCCAGAAGTTCAGGCATACATGGCTAAGACACAAGCGGACATTCAGGCTCAACAAGCCAAGGCTCAAGCTGACATTCAGTTGGCAAGAGAAAAAGCCGCTGCCGAGATTCAGTTAATGCGTGAGAAAGAAGCCGCCAAACTCCAGTTTGAGCGTGAGAAATCTGCAGCAGAACTCCAATTGAAACAAGAGGAATTCTTAGCCGAAGCCCAAATGAAAGCCATGAAGGTGGGTGCAGGGATTACTTCTAATGTAGAAATACCAGGCTAACCTATGGCTGAACCATCCATTAAATATAACTGGCAAACCTTCTACGGGAACGGCAACGACCCGAGGGGTATTTATCAACTAAATGTTGATGTTAATGGTCAGAATTACGAGTTCATTCCTGATTCTGTTCTCACCAAAGGCATGGTTTTTGATGATGGTTCTGGTGTTTTAAGACAGTATTACTTTCCCAAGTTACTGACTAACGAAACCCAAAAACAGATTCAAGACAATGCCATTCGCTTTGACATTGGCTCAAATCCTGAAGCTAAGAGCCGCATTGACCAAATGGGCGCAACCACCACGGGTATTCTCGTTCCTGCGGGAACTGTGGATATTGGTGATGCAAAGATGTACGACATTACATCCGTTCGTGGCCCGATTCAAGGCATGGGAAATACAAGCGAAGGCCCGTCTTACATCATGCCAGCCAACGGCGCTTATGGTCGATACATTGCTGAAGATGGAAAGATTACTACCCTAACCCAAACTGGCGGTAGCAGTCTTTTAGGTAGTGTTCTAGGTGGTTGGGTTGATAACTTAACTGGTGCGCTTGGAATTCAAGACTTAGCCACTTCTGTTAACGACTTTTTCCAGACTGATGTGGGCAAGGCATTAAAACTTGCTAGTTTGGCATCTAACCTGTCAAACATTGGTGCTGAAGGCGCTGGTTCTGAGGTTGGTGGCGTAACTGGCCCTGACAATATTGATGTGGGTGGTGGGTTCAATCCTGCTGGCGCTGCACCAATTACTGCCGAGACAATAACTCAACAGATTTCAACTCCAGCCGCAGAGCAAATTGCTGCCGAGCAAGCCGCTGCCCAAGCCTCTGCCCAACAATTTGCCGCAGAACAAGCCGCCGCTCAAGCCGCACAGCAAGAAGCCGCCCGCATTGCCGCAGAAAATGCCGCCTACGACCAAGCAATGCAGGACTTGGCAAATAACTATGTTTCTCCACAATTCGCCACTTCAGCCGCCGCCCAAGGTCTGACATTCAAACAGGCTTTAGATGCTACTAGGGCAGGTCTATTGATTAACGCTGTAACTGGTGACCCACTAGGTCTAAGCGATGTTGGTGGTAGCGCAGGGAATAACTTTGCAGAGAGTGGATTCGCACAAGTGCCGATTCCAGAGGATTGGAAGTCTCCGACCTACACTTACAGCCCTGTCCAGAATGTCACTTTTGAGGACTTATTCCCAGGCGTTTCCTTACAAGGAACACAATGGCAAAATATGCCTCAAGCCCAGACATTTAACGAGATGTTTGCCTCTGGTCAACAGCAGACCCCAATGGGTTCTCCTGTGGACATAAATCAAATTGTGGGGTCAATCCTTGGACAAAGCGCAACGAGCTAAAAACCTAATCTCCGATGAGTTTTTCATG